CGTCATATTCCCGCCTGTATTTCATGGCCTGGGCTTCATACTCGCGCCGCTTCGATGAGTGGTCCACCGAATCGGCCTGAATGGTCGAATCCTGGTCCTGTGCATAGGCCGCCGCCAGTATCCGGCAGTAGAGGCTCGCGGCCAGCTTCTGCACGGGCTTCTCATCGGCAGCGGCAATCGTGCAGGCGTCGTCGTCGATACTATGGCGGCCGGTGTACGTTATCCGGATCGTCTCGGCGGCGCCCGGCTTTATGCCCAAAAACCGCAGCACATCGCCGGCCGGCTTGCTGTAGATGGTCCAGTCGTCCTCTCCCAGGCGGTTGACCGTCGGGTTCGAATCATCGACCGGGTATTCGATGCCGGCCACCACGCTGAAGTCGTTTTCCCAGAGCGCCAGATCGGCCAGCGGATAATCGAACCCGCCGTTCCCCGGGATGTCCTCGACTATTCTGCGCGGCCGGTACTTCGAATGCACCTCCAGCGCCGCCAGAATGGCGTTGAGCTGTTCCGCCTCACCGGTCGGGTGAGTCCCCGGAACCAGCTCGTCGATTGCGCCTGTGTAGTCCTCCAGTCCGCTCATCAGGCGATAGTCCCGCCGTTATTTGCGACGATGTTCCAAGCGGTTCCGTCAAACACCATGACGCACCCGTCGCCAACCGTCCCGTCGAAGGTTATCTGAGTCCCGCCGTTGAAGTTTGCCGGTGTTATTTTTACTGAATCGCCCGCCGCCGTTTCGGCCGATATGGTGAATATTTTTACCTGCCCGATCACTCCGTCCGCCAGGGTGACGTTATCGAGGTCCGCGTCCCCGTTGGTGGTGATGATGGTCGAAAGCACCAAGAGCGACGCCGCCACCCCGTCGCTGGTCGCGGTCAGCTCCTCGGAGCTCATCAGAGCAAGGTACCCGCTCGCATTGGGCAGCGTGATGGTCCGGTCCGCCGTCGGGTCGGTCACCGCGACGGTGGTTTCAAAATCGTTTGCGGTAGCCCCTTCCAGGATTATCGGCGTGGCCCCGGTCAGGATGCCGAGCGCCGTCAAATTCGAGGTATCGAAATAATTCTGAAAGCCGAACACATACTCCGTCGCGCTGACGGCGAAGCCGATTTGCTGCGACCAGGCAGGGGCCACCTGAGTGATCGCCCCGGCTGTTTCCGAAAGATAGGCCGCGCCGCCCTCGGTAAGAGCACTGTATCCGCCGAAGACGCCGGCTGCCACGATCTCGACCTTATCCCCCGAGGCTCCGTCTTTCCCCACAATGCCAACCGCCGGCCGCAACAGGGCATCGCTCGCATCAGCCTGGTAGGCCTTGCCGTCGGCGGCCTTCAAACACACCACATCGCCCGTTGCCAGGTCCTCACCGGCAGTGGCGCCGAATCGCACCCAGGATTGCTTGACATACGCGCCGGCATTGGCCGCGCCGGCCATGACCAGCAGCAGCACCGCACACATAAGTGCCGTCAACCCGTATCTTCTCATTCCTCTCATTGGCTCATCTCCTTTTCTAATGGCTCAGGGCGGCCGCCTGGCCGCCCTCATGCGTTGATCTACGGCACTATAGCCTTATAGCCGGACCGGAAGTCCACCACCGTGCCGTTGAATTCGAACCGGATCTTGTAAACCACCCGGTCCCTGCGCAGCACATGCTCCGCGTCGGGAGCGTCGGCCACGAACATCTCGGGCTCGGTGCGCCCATTCAGATACCCCATCTCGACCATGTCGACCAGGCTCGGCGGAAGCAGCATCCCCCAATCGTTCGTATCCGTCAGGAGCGGAACCTGCACCGCATTGACCTTGCCGCGTAGCGGGTTGGGAATCTTCGTCGTGAGGTCGTTCGCCGTATAGTAAAAATCCTCGTTGGCGATCGCTTCACCGGTCTCCATGATATCTATCGGAAACACCAGATTGGGCTTCACCGTACCGTCCAAAAGCGCCAGCGGCTCCCCGCTGTCCTTCTCGGTGAAGCTCCCGAGAGCCTTGTATGCAACCAGCGCGGTGGCATGGCTCAGTGCCAGCACTCCAAGGTTCCCGTGCGGAACGGTGAACCAGGCGGTGCCGTCGCTGCAGTTGGTGTTGTTGATGAAAAAGCCCCACACATATTTTGCATGCGTGCGCCTGGCGGCCCGCCCCTCGCGCGCCACTCGCCGGCGGATCGCCCCCATGTCGTCGTTTATGATGGTGACCCGGGTCACCGTGAGCAGCCGGCCGCGCGTGGAGATCCGGTAAGTCGCCTCTTCATCGGTGATATCGGCCCCGTCCTGGTAATCCTGGACTTCGGGATCGATCTCCGGCAGGTCCGCGGGGTAGCCCATCATTACGGCTTCCTGCAGCCTGAAATCCTTCACCGGCTTCCTCTCGGATATGAGCAGCTCCTCTCTCCCGTTAAGCTCCAGGTAGTCCTTGATGAGCCGGCGATTCAAGGTGTTGCCCAGCAGAAAAGTAAACGTTCCGCTGGTGATTTCCTGGCTTACGCGAAGGTCCGCCGGCAATGCTCGCTTGTTGAAAACGCCCGATATTTCGTGGTCTCCCGAAACCAGTACGTAGAATTCACGCAGGCCGGAAACCCGCGGCACATCGTTGAAATCCTGTGCCTGGCTCACACGCAGCCCGTCAAAAATGGGCCGCCCGTCCAGCCGCTCCATGCGCGCAAAGCCGATCATGTCGTCACCGGTGATGCCGAATGACCGGTCTAGCGCAAACTGCACCTTTTCAATGGTCGAAAGCCCGACCCTCGCCCGCACCTGGTCTCCCCAGGGCGTCGGCAGTCCATCGGCCTGGGCCATTGCCGCCAAATAGTCGCGCTCTTCCTTGATTGCTGCCTCGATCTCCGTTTGAGCCGGCCGCTTTCCCTGAAACAGCGCCCGCACCCGCTTCATCGCCCGGGCGGGCAGCCCGCAATCGCGCAGCGTGTCATCCAGCAGCCGCTCGGCGGCCATCGCCGCGCGCTCTTCATCCAGCGCCTGTTTTATCCTGAGGTCCACATCCTCGGGACGGACCGGATCGGCATCGCCTCCGCTATTGCCGTTGCCATTGCCGGCCGCTCCGCCGCCGTCTTCCGGCGCCTGCATACATTGCTGCACCAGCGCCAGGACCTCCTCGTCCTTCATTGCCGCCAGCGCCGCGTCGTCTCTCCCGTTAAGGAGCTCCGGCCGGTTCTTCCTGATCAACCCGATAAGCTGTTCCCTGTCCATTCGATCCTCCTCTTTAAAGGCGATATGTTCGCCGGCCACGATGCGCAGAAACCGCCCTCCGGCTGCCGGCCTGGTAACTACATCCACTGAGCTCACCGATCGTATCTCGGTGGGCACCAGCACCTCGATGCCGTCCATCTCTACCGCGAAAGCCCGGCTCCTGGTATCTATCGAGAGCCCCAGCACCGCATCGTTGCCCGCCTGCTTGCCGGCCTGGATCGAGCGCGGCACCCATGCGCCGTCCGGCAGGAAGTTGACCATGCCGACGATGCCCATCCCGGCGCGGTATTCCGGGGCTTCACACCACCCGACTTTTTTGGCGGTGAGGTATCGTTTCACGTCCTCCAGCTCGCCCGCCGGCGGCACGCTCAAATGCCCGAAGTAGCCCGGCTTGACATCGTAGGCGTTGATGTCCACCCCGGCAAAGAGCGGCACCGACGCCCGCAGCACTTCCTCCGTCCAGAAATACGGGGGATGGGATTTCGACAGCCCCGGCTCGATGATGACCGCTTCCCACACCAGGCCCGCCGTATCGGCCATGCGCACCAGCGACACGGCATCCGATGCCGCCGCGCGAAACCTCAGCTCGCGCTCGACCGGCTGCATGCATTGGCGCAGCAGCCAGACCAGCTCGTCCTGGCTCATTGCCGCCAGCACCTCGTCGTTTTTCCCGTCCAGCAGCTCCGGCCGCCCCCTCCTGATCAACGCAATGATTTGCTCTCTATTCACGGCTCACGCTCACTTTTTGCTTTTCTGCTCGGGCTCGCCCGTCGCTTCCACCCTGGTCAGCTTCTGCACTTCCCGGCCAAGCCGCCAGGCCACCCTCTTACCGCCCCGGGTGAGCAGAATAACCGTGCCGGTCTGCTCATCCACCCTGCGTCCCAAAAGGTCCTTTTCCTTTACCCCGTATGCCTTGCAGGCATCGGCTACCATTGCCTCCATGCTCTTTGCTCCCTGCTCCATGATCTTTGCTCCCTGCTCCATGATCTTTGCTCCCTGCTCCATGATCTTTGCTCCCTGCTCCATGATCTTTGCTCCCTGCTCCATGCTCTTTGCTCAATCGTAGATCGCGCGCGGTTGATATGCCGTCGGCTCCCATGCCTGCCCCTTCTCCCACCCGGGGAGCGTCAGCACATGGCTTCAGCCGCAGTTCACCGTTTCAGCGGCCGGCAGGCCGGGCGCGTGAGGGTAGGGGATATTGCCCGGAAACGGCTGGTCGAACGGCACGGTGACACCGTGCAGAGCCCTATGGTGCGGCCGAGGGCGGAACTTCCCCGAGCTGATCCACTTCTTCATCCATTCCTGTTCCTGGCTCGCATCGACCACCGCCTCCATCCTGCCCTCGCGGGCGGCGCTGTTGATGCGCCCAAGCTCGGTCCGCGTGATCGTTTCCGCCCTGCTCGCGATGTTGCGAAACACACTGCGCTCCTCAAGATTGCGCCCGATCGCCTGCATCACTTCCCAGGGGCTTTTCCCGCCCAGCACTCCCATCGCGATTTCCCGGTTGATTTGCGACCTGGCGCTGTCCGTGAGGTTCCGGATCAAATCGGCCGAATACCCCTGCAAAATTTCCAGCGCTGCGCGGGAAATCTCCGGCGCCTGAAACCGGATACCGACATAATTGAGCGGCCAGTCCACCTGGTCGATGCCGGCATTCCAAAGGTTCACGCCGGCACTATCGAACCGCTCCCCGTATTGCTGCCGAAGCTTTTCCGCGGCACTTCCCACCGCCTCTTGCATCTGCGGCACGTAGTAGACCTTCCAGTCGCTATCCAGCACGATGGCGGAAACCTCCCTGCGCACTTCATCGAGCAGCGCCAGGGCGCGCTCGACTTCGGCCTC